GATCAATTTAAATCAAAACCTATTAAAGGTTACATAAGAAAATTATCAGTAGTGAATGATCCAGAAGCTAAAGCGCGAATTATCGCGATCTTTGACTATTGGAGCCAATCATTTCTGAGACAAGTTCATGAGATTCATTTTAATTTTTTAAAAAGAATTCCCATGGACCGGACTTTCACTCAGGATCCTTATTTACCTAAACCACCACAAGGACACAAATATTATTCTTTCGATTTGTCATCTGCAACAGATAGATTTCCAATGGCTCTTCAAGAGCTTTTAATTGGGAAAATGTTTGGTACAGATTTTGCAATTCGTTGGAGAATGATATTAACATCATTTGACTTTTATGTTCCTTGGGAATCGAAAGATGGAAAAGAGACTTTTGTCTCTTATTCAACTGGACAACCAATGGGAGCATACTCATCTTGGAGTACCTTTACAATATCTCATCATTTCATGTTATATGTTATTCACAAAGAACTCGGTTTTACAGAAATGTATTACCAAATCTTAGGTGATGACATAGTAATATGGCATGATGAAGTAGCGAAAAGATACTTAGAGATGATGAAAGAGTTAGATGTTGGTATCTCTATACCAAAATCAAACATATCTTTTGATATGTATGAATTTGCTAAGAGAGTGTTCATTAATGGGGTTGAAGTAACAGGAATCCAGCTTGGAGGTTTCGTTAACGTAGTAAGCAAATATCATCTGGTTTACCAGAACTTATTTACGCTTGTATACGAGAGACGTTATGTTCCTCTTAAATTCGCTTCGATTCCAGAGCTAATGGACGAATTGCACTTAATCCTTGGATTAAAACCGAAAATGAGATTAAATCTCCTTTCTCGAGTTAAATTATTACATGGTGTTAATAAATTTATTCAATTAGGTGATAACACCTTATTGGTAAATCGACTTAACGAATTATTTAATGATAAAGACCAAAATTTCAGATTTCCTGAAATTGAGTTCAATAACATTCTATATTTATCATGTGATAAAATCTTTGGAAAAGTAAACGCTAATTACCTTAACTTTGCTAAAAGACTTATGTCTAATAGTAAATTAGTGGAACAAGCGGCAATTGGTCTATCAGACCCTCAAGATATATATACTTCTCCTCTCTATTATATATCAAAACTTCCTATTATGAAAGGTTTGATAAACAATATTGTTCTTCAAAATAAAGCTAGAAAACTAGACTCGATTAAAGACTTAGTGAAAGCGATTGCTCTCCCTAATGACAATATTTTCGAAAAGAGAAATGGTATTTTATTAGCAAATTGTAATGCGAAATTGGCGAAATTATTTTTAGCCGAGTTCAAATCACAATATGTTGATAATAAACTAGCCGGAATGCCTGAAATGAATATGGGCGGAACCGTTTTAGCATATATTGCTAGCGATCTAAAAGCCCGTGTTCCAAAAACAATTGGATTAGGACTTGAAGCTCCTTTACCTCCAGTCGGTCGTCCGACCGATTGGGGATTAAGTTGTAACAATGATATGATGAACTAACATAAATTGAAAACAGATTTATCGTCGCTTACAAAAGCCATACCAAAGCCGGAATTAAATCCGCCCCTGGGGAGGTTATGTAAAATACGAGATAAGTTTGGAATCT